TAATCAATTATAGCAGGTGCCGAAAAGTTATTTAAAAGATCAGATAAAGATATAGTTTCGACCTCATATGTGAGTCCATTGATCCTACTTACAGAATGTAAATCAGATTCTTTATATGAAGATATTGTAGAGAGCTCTTCATGTTCAGATTCAAAGAAACTAATTACATCTCCGCTTTTACTGTAAACGCATTTGTCAACGATAGTACATTTTCTATTAGCACTTAGTCTATCTTTATAAACTCTAGCTGGTTCGCATAAGATACCTGACCAGCCATAGTCTTTTTCTAGCAGAAAAGTGTTAGATATATTAACGCCATCAGCTGCACCAAATTCAATAAAATATCCATCTCTCTTATTCTTTAGGGCCCATAGGACTAGTGCATCTTGGCCTAGTTGAGAATTAATATTAAATTCTTTTTTAAAACTAATAAAATCATTTATATTCATTTACTTTTTAACAATCTAAACATAAAACCCCGGATGCTTATTCAAAACATATTCCTTTGATTTTTCCATATTACTAAACCAATTTGGATTGCTATTTCTAATAGTGGAACTTTCAAGTGCCTGTTGTTGAGATGCAACCCAGTTAACTGAATTACTTGCATCTGCAAATCTCCAAAACTGAAAAGTAAAACCCTGTTTTGCGCACCTTAATGTGTGCTCTAGGTGTTCCCAGCTATTATAGCACAAAGCTTCATCCATTAAACCAACTTCTTCAATGCATTTCTTAGTGTAGAACGAGTATGATCCACAGCATGCTGTAAAAACGTCTATTCCATCGACTACTAGATCAGACTCACCAATCTCAGTAAGATCGCTAACAGCTAATGGAGAAGTATTCATGGGACTGTGATGGGCATAGTTAAAATGTTGAACATTGCTTTTTATCGAAACATCTATGTAACCAGTCACAGCTTTTTCGTCGATAATTTGCATGTCGTTTTCCATTAAAAATATATAATCACAATTTTTATCTATAATTTTTTTTAGACAATTATTTTTTGTTACTGCAACGCTTTTATTTGTTTCGTTGATTATGTATTCGTATTCAAAATTAAAATTAAATTCATTAAGTATCTGATGTATTTCATCTCTATGTATTTCAGATGCATCGTCGCATACTACCAAATAGTCAACAACACCACTTAGCTTATCTGCAACACTAGCTAAGGCTGTTCTTAAATATTCAGGACGTTCATGAGTGGGTATACCAACCCCAACTTTTTTATTTAAATACATTTATAGTTCCCCGTCTATTCTTTCGCGTATCCAATTATATGTTTTTTTAATTCCTTCAGATAAAGGAAGAGAATAATTCCAGTTTAACTTTTCTTTAATTAAATTGTTGTTTGAATTTCTTCCTCTTACTCCAGTTGGACCAGGGATGTGTGATTTGACCAAGTGCTTTCCTTCTATAGAGGAAGCTAGGTCTACCAGTTGGTTAATGCTAACCATTTCTTCTGAACCAATATTGACTGGTCCAATAAAATCAGAATCCATGAGTCTACGAGTAGCCTCAATGCATTCGTCTATATAAAGAAACGATCTTGTCTGTTCTCCATCCCCCCATATTTCTATAGAGTCTTGGTCTGACGCCACTGCAACTTTTCTACAAATGGCTGCGGGTGCTTTCTCTTTGCCACCTTTCCAAGTCCCTTCAGGGCCAAATATATTATGGTATCTAGCAACTCTCACTTTTATTCCATAGTTTCTGTGGAAAGAAAAATAAAGTCTTTCACTAAAAAGTTTTTCCCATCCATACTCACTGTCTGGATTTGCGGGATATGCAGAAGACTCTTCGCAATTTGGATTATTTGGGTCCATTTGGTTATGCTCTGGGTAAATACATGCGGAGCTACTGTAGAAGATTTTAGTGTTTATAGAATTGTTTTTAATTGAATTTAATACATTTAGATTAATTGTTGCTGAGTTATGCATAACATCTGCATCGTGATCGCCAGTAAATATATACCCAGCACCGCCCATGTCTGCGGCAAATTGATATATTTCATCAAATCCAATTAAGATTTCATCAACAAACTGTGAGTCTCTTAGATCTCCAATTAAAAATTCATCTGCAGATGATTTAGAGAAATCAGGCAGCTTTAAGTCTACAGCTCTTACCCAATATCCTTCTTGTTTTAATCTTCTTACCATGTGGCTTCCGATAAAGCCACCACCACCTAAGACTAATGCTCTCTTCATTTAACTCTCCTTTATAGGGTTATTGGATCGATGATCCATCATAATTAACCCCTCGCGCATGCCAAACCTTTAGTCTAGATTCTTCATCCATCCATCCAGTGCCATAGTCCCAACCGTAGTGGTACTCATGTGCCCACATGCACTTGAGGGCTTCAAGCTCATTAAAGTAGAAGCCACCCCACTTCTTATTGAACCAATCCCATGATTGGGCTCCAAGTTCAGACCAGGTTTTTTCGTTGCCCTCTCCACTAGCATGGCCTACATGGTTAACGTAACCACTTTGAGAAATAAACAGTGGTAGCCCCATAGCCTTGATCCTTATGCTGGTGTCAAAGTCGTCTGCACCCAAAGGCATAGCGTTGTCTAGAGGCCCCATAAGCTTGAAGGACTCTGCTCTCATTAGTATACACGCTCCTTGCAAGCTAGAGGCTCTAGTGGGTGGCCTATTCTTTATCGCTGCGTAGAAGTCTTCACGCGAACTAAAACTAGAGTCTTCAGGGTGGTGGATAATATGATCTTGCATTCCTCCTAGTGCGCTGCCAGTTGGCCCCACTGCACCTGCGTTAGTCTCTATTAGATCCTTGACCATTCTTTCTAGGGACTCATTTGGATAGCTAATATCATTATTGGAATAATGTATTATCTTCTCTTGATCATAGTATCTGTTAAACGCTGCGTTGATCGCAGGAGTCCAGTACATATTCTGGTCAGATGCATGAACTGTTATCAAATCACCAAACATATTGTTTAGTTGTTCCACTGTTCCATCTTTTGAATTGTTATCCCAGACGACAATCTTAGTTTTGATAGTCTGATTCAACAGACTTTCTACGGTCATGTATGTGTTCTTGAAATCATTGTATGAAATGATTATAGAAAGTATGCTCTTCTGGTCCATTTTATCCTCTTAGTTAAATACCTTGGTGGTTATTACATTGCCTTTTCGTTCTTCCATCGGAGGCATTTCTCTTATGACAAGAACTCTTTGTATCCATCTGTCCGTACCATCGTACCTAGGTTGAAACTCCCTACGTCCGTGGATAGTGCTATTGTTATCTATAACCAATAGATCACCAGATTGTAACACGATGTCAATTGTACATTGTTTTATGGCTGAACGCAAACTAACTAACGCGTTATTTGCTTCTTCATTTATTCCGCGCACAAAGTAACTATCGTAAGTGAAGGTAAGCTTGCCGTCTTTTTCCCCAACAATACTTATTGGTATCTGCTGGTCTTCTTCCCCGTTTGATCTAAAACTTATGTCTACACTGGTAGTAAAGATTTTCTTTTTTAAAACTTTTCTAGTATCTGGATCTAATATTTTTAGCACATCGGACAAATTAGCATACGTTGTTACAGCATTGGGGTCACCTCTAAGACAAAACAGCATAACGTAATCTGGCTTGTAGGGGTGAAATGCAGTTTCTGTATGCATCTCCAGCTCTACTTTAGATGAAGTAGATATTTGCTGGTGCTCCGTTTTATGAACTGGAACTATATTCTGTATAGTCAAGCCGTTTTGCTCTTGTATGTAACCAACAGGAAAACCAAATCGGTAGGCGTACTTATACACTATGTCTTTTACCTGTTGAAGCGCATAGTCAGGGTACGGAGTTGCCGGAGTCTTTGGTATGTCACCAAATTCAAGGTCTTTAAATATTATTACGCCCATGTTAAATGTCAACCATCAAAGTTTTCATAATCAAAAGATTTAATCTATGAAGATCATGTGGGGACATACTAAAAACAAAATCATGTCCTTCAACAGTTTGTATACTGATGCAGTGCACATCGACAATTTCTCCGCTTGATGCAAGGGAGTTAGTAAGAGCCGAGACTGTAACATTTTTGATTAATGGCATAAAGCCATCGAACATAGAGTAACCGTTTTCCATGCACCTATTATACTACAAGATAAAGTAGTAGGCTGTATTATTTAGATAATAGTATACCTATGGTCACAGCGTGTAGCGAAAAATATACTAAGTTTAAAATTAAAGCTTTAAAAGAATTTTTATTGATGTGCCAATGCATTTTGTGGTGGCCGTGGTCAGGATTAACGCCATCACCATTGCTGCAAGGTTGGTCGTTATGTACGTGATGTTCTTTATTAGTGCAGTTCATTAGCTCTTCTTGTTACTCGCTTTTGTATCATTAAGTTGTCCGGTTAAATGATCATGGATATGAGTGTCTAATTTATCCTCTATGCTTGCAACGTCTTCGTCAATATTGTTTATACTCACAAGAAGGTTATCAAGTTTATCTTTAACAAAACCATGATCTTTGACGTTTTCTCGACGCCCTTTTTCTACCATAATTGTTAGAAGCCCAAAAGCTCCAGTAACGATTGCAGCTATAACAAGTTCCATTAGTTACCACCCTATGCTTTTGGTTATTTTAGCGTTAAGGTACATAGTAACACTATAAAACAATAACCTAGAAGAATAATATTACTTTTTTGTATTATTCTTTTTTGGTGCTGGCTTTTTTGCTACTGGCTTCTTAGCTGCTGGCTTCTTAGTCTTTTTTACTTTGTCGACTTCGTTATTTACTTGCTTCTTTACTTCTTCAACAGAATTGTCTACAGCAATTGCTACCTTTTCTGCTTCTTCAACAACCTCTTTGACGACTACGTTAACCGAAGACTTGATGCTTTCGCTAGGAATAGAATCAATCAACTTCTTAACATCTTTGCCGGCCATAAGCGCCTTAAGTCTAAGAACTAATTTTTTGAACATGTTTTTACCTTTTCTTTAAAGTTTAAGTGGATTATCAGTATATACTATAGTAGCCAAATAAGTCAAATTGCTTACTTGTTTTGTTGCGATTCCTTGATTAAAGAATATCTTTCGCTAGTTTCCTTTGAAACCAAGGAGAAAGCATAGGCAGCAGCTTCCTGGACTGCCAGTCTAAGGCCTTCCTTGTCCTCTAGGGATACACCATTTAGGGGCAAAGTTACCCCAGCATAGATATCAATATTTTCAAAGTTACCTATATTGACTTTTCTATTGACCCCACATATAAATATTGGGTTGGACGATATAGATATCTCAGCAGCGTTTATCGATACGATGTTGTCTATCGGTGAGTCTGAAGACTGTTCTTGTGCGGTCTTTGTTATTTTAGGCATTGCTTTTCTCCTGTAACCCTAGTAATTTTAATGTTGCTTCTGTTTGTTCTTCTATGTCCATGTTGTCTGTTTCTATGACAAAAGACGCTATGTCTTTTACCTTGTCTAAAAACAGCTCACTTGAATGTGAACTTTGTTCCGTAGTAGATAGTCTACCATCTCTTTTGAGTAAACGGTTGTTCAATGTTTCTTCTGTTGCAGAATAATATATTACAATACCGTTAGGCATCTTGAGAATTGATTTTGCTTCGTTTTCGTATCTAACATCTGATATTATAACACAGAAAGGATTTTCTTCTGCGTCTTCATCTAGTGAAGATACGTATTTTCTATAAAGATTCATTGTCTTATGTATTGCCCAGTGGCAGAAGCAGTCTTCGTAACCATCTCTACAAATATCTCCAGCTTTTTGCAAGAAAGATCTTGGCTTAACGCCTTCTGGTTCTATATTTAGTTCGTATATTTGGTTGACTTTTTCTATTAATAAATCGTAATCCGGTATGATGCCAATAGAAGATCTTCCGTATATCTCATAGAGAGTATCGTGAAGCGCGTACTTCTTTCTTGAGTCAGCATTTAAACCTTGTATGTTTTTCTTGGAGGAAGCCATCTCGTATAATGGAAGGGCGTAAAATATATGGTCCCACTTCATACCGTACCTAAGGACTTCAAAGCCAGCTTTAGGAACTATCGATTCTGCTACAGAGGTCTTGCCGCTACCAGCTCTACCAGCTAAACCTATAACAATAGGTTGTTGTTTTTTAAATGTTGTTTTTTCCATGTGGTATATTATATCACGCTTTCTGGTAAGATGACATTCTTTTTTCAAGTTGATCTAAAAATTGGTTGCATAGTTGGTCAGGTTCCCAGACTATATTTCTGCTAACTTGAACAACCCTAAAATTAAACTCTTGCTTAACATCTTCTATAGTCATCAGTAAAGGGAGCAGCGCCTTATTCTTGCATTTCCATTTTCCATTTATGTGGTTTGCCACTACAGCAGAATCAGTATATATGATTGGGTCTAGAAACCCAGACATACTACAAACAAGTAAACCGGCAATTACGGCCTCGTATTCTGCCTCATTATTACTTCTAGACCCAAGCCCCCTTGCAAACTGAGCCACTTTTTTTCTATTCTTATATACGACAGTAGCGCAAGACGCTTCTCCTATCTTTTTTTGTCCTTGCCCCCTTGAAGCTCCATCACAAAAAACCTCTATATGCATGTGCCTACTGCAACTCTACGTAACATTCTATGTTTCTTTCTTTTGCTACTTCAACAAGCTTCTTCTCCTGTTTTGTAGTAGTTATTATCATCGTTGCAAATAATAAATAATTCTTTGACTTATACCTTACCTGTGTTGGGTAGTCTAAAGACTTTCTTGTTTCGGAATAAAATTCTTCCGGTGTTTCTACGCACTTATAGTGGGCTATGTACTTGACTGCCATTACCATTGGGTATACTCACTTTCGGAATGCATTCCTTTGTCTTCTCTTGCTGAAGCTATTTGCATTGATTGAACCTTGTCCATTAATTTTCTAGCCGACTCAGAAGCTATTCTAGAAGAAGTCTCCATCGACTCTGCTAAGTTGACTATAGCTTCTGCAGTCACCATAGCCTCGTATTCGCCTTCTGCTGCAGTCAGCGCTGATGCTTCTCTTTCGGCTTCGTTCTTGCCGTTTCTATTCTTCTTGTAGATTCTTTTATACCTACCTTCTACTATCTTATAATGGGCTCTAGCCATACCAGCAAATCTAGCTGCTCTACCAAAGGCGTTGGAAGTTTTAGCTACAAGATTAGCTAGGTCATGGATACCTAAATCTACATTATCCATATCTGGTATTTCAATAAAATACTTTTTATAGTTTTCACCCGCAGCGTAAGCATTTAGCACCTCTGTTATCTGAGGGCTTAAAAAATCGCTAAGTAAGCGGTGTAGCGTTTGTAGATTTTGATCTTCCAATTTTTTATTCCTTTACGAATTTGAAAAGATCCTCTAGATTTGAGGATGCTATTATTGATTTAATTTTATCTCTTATATCTTTTAAGTGTTCTCTAACTGTGTTAGGATGCTCTGTTATTCTTTCTGCTATCTCCGAAGATTTCTTTCCATCAACAAACCTCCATTTTAGCAGCTGTCTCTCTTGAATGGATAGCTGGTTGAAAGGTTCTGCCGCAGTAGTCCCAAGAACCCACATCTCATCTATTGATTCAACACATAACAGCTTTGCTAGATCGTACTCTACTGGTGGAGCCTTGAACCCTACTTGTTGTTCGCCGTCTTCTGGTTCGTAATCATCATCTGTTATAAGCGGAAATGTTTTTCTTCCTAGTTGATCTATTAAGAATGTGTCAACATTTTTCTTCAATAAGTAGAAGAAATAACTATAAAGGAATGCGCTAAATGGTATAGGCCCTTTCTCGGAGTCTTTCCTTTGATACCTGCCTATGCACTGAAAGAACGTCATGTCGACAGTCTGCCTGATGTCTTCTTCGTCCCCGTACCTTTTTGCCATGTAGGTTATTCCCCTCATCGCTTCATTAACTATCTTCAAAGCAGAAGGGTTCATCTTGTTCCTTACCAAGGCTAGCCTTGCGTAATTGTCTTTTATAAAAAGAGCTATGAACCTTCTTATGTCATAATCTGCTAGGTTGTACTTTCCGGTAGTACAGCATTGTAGAATACTTTGTCAAAAAGTTATTGAAAACTTTTATCAATTCATTTTGAGCGGACATGTTTCCATCTTTTGCTTTTTGAATCAAGTCCTGCATTTCGTTTTCTTCTAAGGTGTAATACTGTTCCTTATATGCCGCCATTTTATTTGCCTTCCCATTTGTATATTAATTCAAAGTAATAATCCCTGATATCTTCATAGAAAATTACATTAGGTACTTCTAGGTCTTCGACAAACTTTTTGGCTTCATTTGAATACCTGCTTATGATCATCGTGAACTTACTAAACTCTTCTGGATAATACCTTTTAAATCTTTTAATTTTTATTTTACTTTTTTCATCTAGATAACCTTTTATCTCAATCCATTCTTGAGTTTTATTAAAATAAAAATCAGGAGTATAAGATTTAGTTCCCCTTTTAATCGGGTATGTAAAAACTTTTGGTTCAAATTCAAAATCTATTTTATATATGAGAGCAAGCCTTGCAAAGTTTGCTTCCCAATTAGACCTTACGTTTATTCCTATGTCTTCTCTGTATCCAGTTTTTGTGTACCTGTACAAGTTGCCTTTGCCGCCTTTGGGTGATACACTATCCTCTTGCGGTATATTTTTATTTAAATATTTCTTAGCAGCGGCTTTAAAATTCGGATGTTTTGATTGAAAAGATTTTTCCAAAAAAAACTCGTCTGGCTTGACAACTGTGATGCTCATGAGATATCCTTACTGCTTGTTAGTTATACCTATTATATAATACTTTTAAATAAAATACAAGTTAACCACTCAGAATAGGAAAATAAGATGACAACATTAAACTTACTAGTTAATAATTTTGTAGCTGATATGCAGAGCTCGGCAGTTAAGACTCTCGAACTGCTTGGTTACAGCACAGATGATGCAATCAAGGTAGTTATCGAAAGCGACAATGGCGTTGACCTTGTAGCTGATTCAGTTAACAACGCAACTTACAGTATCTAATTTAAATTAATTAGACAACTTAGCCCAGGGCCTTTCGGCTCTGGGCTTTTTTGTTGCGCATAACTCCGGTTGCACAAGCACCGGACTTTGCATGGTCGCAGAAAGAACAGACTCTTTCATTGGACGTAGTAGGGAAGCTGATGTCATTCCTAATCTTATTACCCTGTTCGATCAAGTTATCGTAGGCAGATTGGATGTCCTCGTCAGTAAACAAATGGCCCTTGCGCTTACCTGATCTTAGGTAATAAAGCTCCGCATAGATCTGCTTGTCAGGATAGGCTAGCTTGGCTGCCAGAGCGTATATACCGAGCTGTAGGTTGTCTTTAATGGATTTTTGCGATACTTCCCACTTACCGGTTTTATAATCTATAATCTCGATTCTGTCGTCGTATTCATCGACTCTATCTATGAAACCATTAACATTAAATGGACCTACAATAAAGTTAAAACCCATTTCTTTATGTTTAATATGTAGGGTCTCACCGGAATGTCTATCGTAGAATTCGTTTAATATCTCTTTGCCAACTGATATAAGCTCAGAGTTAATAATAGAATTAGGATCCCACTCAGACTTCTTTTGTTCATAAGAATTAAAAAGACTCTCTATGTCTAGGTCTTTTTCGTTGGAAAGATTATCCTCTAACACGGAGTGAACTATATTGCCTAGTACGGCTGCCTCTCCAAATAGTCTAGGTTCTTTTTGTATGTAGCCATAAAAGTATTTTGCTGGGCACATTTTGTAAGTGTCAATCCTAGAATACGACAAGTCCATCAAGGACATTCTTTCCAAGTCAGAAAGATCTGCTACCGATTTAATGTTTATCATTTATTCCTTTAGATTGTCAGGGGAGAATATTAAAGTTCCATGTTCATCGAATTCTCTTCCGAGGTCATCGATATAATGATTGTTGTAAATGTTTCTATAAGACCCGTTTGGCATTGGGACCCAGCCAGTATCGCCCAGCTCCATTTCGTCATAGTTTTCTTTCTTCATCTATTGTTCCTCTTCTTCATCTACAGAGTTAGTTTGGATAACACAATTCATTATAGACTCCATATTAAACCAATAGTTAAGCACTCCGTATAAGTGCTCGAGTTCTTCTTTTGTTGCGTTAAAACCTGCTGCACCAGATTGAATAAAAAACAAAGGCTTTTCTTCGTCTATTGATTCGTACTCTACAAGGACAACGTTGCCCATGTGCATTCTGCCTACTTCTGCTCTTAACATAAATTAGTCTCCAACTATTGTTATAGGGTTCCAGTTTGGATCGCCCATTTTATTTCTCATGTCATTAACGTAAGAGTCCCAATCTCTTTCGTCTTCTGATTTCTTCTCTATCTTCACGGTGCCTGCATACGGGTTTGATTTAAATCTAGTTATGACTATTCGACCCTGCTGGGTTTTCCATCTTAGTATCCCGTTTCTGCAATCACAATAGTCATCCTGACATGGCTCTATCATCCCTTGCGGATCATATCTTCCACTGCATCCGTTACACTTTGTGTAACGTTCTTTGTTCTCGCATCTGCCACAAGAATGACAATACTTCCAACAATCTTTTTCTGTTGGATTTTGAAAACTGCCTATCGCTGCCATAACTCTCCTATTTATAGTATGATTGTGTCAAGTAAGGCTTCTGCTTTTCTGTTTGTTGTTTTGTTAAAACGATAAACAAAAGTCCCTAAATTATTGTTTACCTTAAGATAAACCTGTTTATTACCATTGTGCGCATTTATTATATCACAAATCTGTTGTATCTTTTCTGAGTTTAAAGTATCTATTTCCAAATAGATAGCCTTACCGCTAAACAATGTAGCATGGTCTATCTTTTCTATGTTAGAAAGGAAAACTCTATAGCTTGAATTCTCATCATCGGTTTCTCTATTCAGAGTTCCAGATATGTAAACTATTTCACCTGCTTTAAAAAAATCATCTGAATAGTTTTTAGCGTCCTTAGGAAAGACTATTATTTCTAACTCACCAGTTGGATCCTCAATGTTAAACTTAAACATTCTTGCACCTTTTTTGGTTATTATTTTTTTAGATGCAGTGATGATTCCTCCGACCTTAAGGTAGCTATTAGTCGCACACTCTGGTATCTGGATAAGCTCAACATCAATGTTTGGTTTCATCTTGTCCCAAGTCCCCTCTAGGGGGTGCTTTGTAACGTAGATACCTAGCTCTTCTTTTTCTTTTTCTAAAATAGAAAGTTCAACTGATCTATTTAAGTCTTCATCTTCCATTTCTGGTATCAATTCGTCTAGTGCCCCAGCGTAAGACAGGTGCTCTAAAGTAGATTTTTTTAGCACGGTTGGATCACATCTTCTAAAAAAGTCATACATACTAGAGTATGGTTTTTCGGTATCTCTTTTTAGTATTATGGACTCTGCTATCGAAGCACCGATGCCGCTTACTGAACCCAAACCAAACAAGATGTTATTATCATCTTCAACTTCAAAGTCTATGCCAGATTTGTTGATCGATGGAGGAAGAACATTTATATTCAACTTCCTACAATCGTTTAGATACAAGAATAGTTTTTCTTTATTGCCAGCCACTGAAGTTATTAAAGCTGCCATGTACTCAGCAGTGTAATGAGTTTTTAAGTATGCGGTCACATAAGATATCATTGCGTAACTTGCTGCGTGAGCTCTGTTGAAACCGTATCCACCGAAGAACTCAATGTCAGAAAATATTTTATCTGCAATTGACTTTGTCAAACCTGAGTTCTCAATGCAGCCTGTAACAAAACTTTTTCTTATTTTTGCTATCTTGTCCATCTGCTTCTTACCGATTACTTTTCTTAAGTCATCGGCTTCGCTAGCAGAAAAGCCAGCAAGGCTTCGCGCTACTGCTAAGACATCTTCCTGATAAAGCATGATGCCTAAAGAGGAACCTAATGCATCCTCCATCTTTTCATGTACATAAGATATCTTTGCCTTACCATTTTTTCTATCTATGTAAAGCTTATCCATACCGGATCCCATTGGGCCTGGTCTATAAAGTGATATCAAAGCCATAATGTCTTGGATTGATCTTGGCTGCATTTGTATCATCAGCTCGCGCATACCTGCAGACTCTAACTGAAAAACACCCATAGCGTTACCTTTGCACAGTTCCTTATAGGTATTCTCATCGTCTAAAGGTAGGTCATCAAGTATTATCTTTTGACCTGTTCTTTTCTCTACAGTTTTTATGCACTGATCTATAACGCCAAGGTTTCTTAAACCAAGAAAGTCTATTTTTAATAGCCCACATTGTTCTACTCTGCCCATGTCCCACTGCGTAACTAATGGGTTGTCAGCTCCCTTTTTCATAACTGGAAGATACTCTATTAATGGCTCTTTGGATATAACAATACCTGCAGCGTGGATGCCAGTCTGTCGGACCACGCCCTCTAAACCAAATGCCGTGTCTATAATCAGCTTGCTATTTTCTTCTGTGCTATAAGCTGCGCTAAATTCGGTAACCTGCATACAGTCGTTCAAGTTTTTTGAAACACCCAACACCGGCGGAGGTACTAGCTTTGCTATTCTGTCTCCGCTTGCATAGTCAAGACCAAGAGCTCTAGCTGCATCTCTAATGGATTGCTTTGCACCTGTTCTATTGAATGTGCAAATATGGGCTACTTTATCTTCACCATATTTTTGTCTTGCATACTCGATAACTTTGTCTCTGTGTCTATCGTCAAAGTCCAAGTCAATGTCGGGCATTGACTTTCTTCCCTCTACAAGGAATCTTTCAAACAATAGACCAAACTTAATCGGGTCTAAGTTAGTTATACCAAAAGCATAGGAGAGAATACTTCCCGCTGCTGAACCTCTTCCCCAGCCAACCGTTATATCATTAGACTTAGCCCAGCGCACAAGGTCGGAAACAACCAAAAAGTATTCTGGGAAACCCATTTCTTTTACTACTCTTATTTCATGCTGTGCTCTATCAATGATATTTTGTGGTAAGTTTTGTCCATACTTTTCTCTTAGGCCATCCCATGCTAATCTTTCAAAGTATTCTGTAGAGCTTTCTTTTGTGGGTATTGGAAAATTAGGAAAATGTATATCACCAAAATCTAACTTAAGGTCTATCATGTCATAGACATGCATAGTATTTTTTAGTTGGTCTTCAGAAAATACAGAAGCCATTTCATCATAAGATTGTAGATAAAAATGATCACCAGAAAAAGAAAATCTATCTGGGGTATGTATGTTTGAGTTAGTGGCAACACATAACATTATGTCGTGAGCATGCGCGTCACGTTGATGAACGTAGTGACAGTCACCAGATGGGATAATCTTTGCGCCTATATGATTAGCTACCTTAATCAAATCTGGTATGATCGCAAGCTGCTCTGCTATGCCATGGTTTTGAATTTCGATAAAATAGTTTTCTTTGCCCACAATCTGCTGCATCTTAGCTG